ACTCGAAGACGGTCGAATATTAGTCGTTGAAGAAGAAGGTGTCTTAAAGGAAATCAAAGACGCTGAGGGCGAAGCTGAAGAGCCAGAAGCTAAAGACGACAACAAAGAAACCGAACTCGGACAAATGAAAGAAAGGCTTGAAAAGGTCGAAAGTCAAATATCGGAACTTGCTAACTATATGAAGGACAAGAAGGAAATGGAAAAGCAAGAGGAAAAAGAAAAGACCGAAGAGCCTAAAATGGAAAAGGAACAACCAAAAGAGCAACCGAAAGCGGAAGAAGTAGAAGCGTCCGCTGAAGTTGTAGAGCCAAAGAAACACAGCCCAGAAGCTGAGGTTAAAAGTGAAGCGGTCAAATTGCAGGTCGACCAATCTAAAACAATTCTGCAAAACGTAATGAAACAATTATCAAATTAAATAGAAAATGGCAACAACAAATAGTATAACTACAAGCTATGCAGGTAAGGAGGCTGGAAAGTATATAGCACCAGCGCTATTGAACTCTCCTACCTTAGCATCAAGAGCATTGACAATCAACGAAGGAATTAAGTTCAAAAAGCCTTTACGACCAACAACAGTTACAGGTTTAATTAAGGACGCAAGTTGTGATTTCAATGCGACTGGAACGGTTACAACAACAGAAAGAGTATTGCAACCAAAGGAACTTGACGTAAATCTTGAATTTTGCAAGAAAGACTTCCGTGAAACCTGGGACGCTAAACAATTAGTTAACTCAACACACGATGACTTACCTAAGAATTTCAGCGATTTCATTATCGCACAACAGATAGCGCAAGTAGCTCAAAACAATGAAACGTCTATATGGACAGGCGATAGCAATAGTGGCGGTCAATATGACGGCTTTACAACTTTAGTTGCGCAAGACGCAAACCTACCGTCAGGTCAAGAGGTTGCAGGCACAACTATTACTACTGCAAATGTAAGAGACGAAATAGGGGACGTTGTAGACGCCACACCTGAACGTGTACTATCTCGCCCAGACTTTCAAATCTATGTATCTCCGAAAATATTCAGAGCCTACAAAAGAGCTTTAGGGAATGCAGGCTACCTTGATAGGTTCAATAATCAGGACATCAACGCAACCGAATTTGACGGCATTAAGATTTTCAAAGCCGATGGGTTGAGCGGAGATGTGATGTTCGCATCTTATGTGGAAAATCTGCATTTTGGAACGTCTTTAATCGCAGACCATAATGAAGTAAAGTTGATCGATATGGCGGAAACTGACGGCTCTCAAAACGTAAGATTTGTAATGAGATTTACTGGAGGTGTTCAGTACGCACTTGCTCAAGACATCGTAACGTACGGAATTACAAATTCAGCAAATTAATAACCAAAGGGGAGCTTAACCGCTCCCTTTCTAAAAACATTATAAAATGAGTTGTGAAACAATAAGCAGAAGCAGACCGCACCTTTGCAAAACACAAGGTGGATTGAAGAATTTGTATTTCATTAATTTTGACGCTGAACTTTTCGCTAATAAGACGGTGGCAAACAATGAAATTACAGATTTTGGAACGCCAGCAAGCCCTTATGACTTGCATAAATACGAGCTAAGAGATGGTGGTCATTCGCTTGAAGATACAAATGAAGTATCAGGAGAAGCCGGAACGAGCTTTTATTCGCCAACCGTTACAGCGGTTCTTAAAAAGCAGACACCTGATGATAGTGCCGAATTAGAGAAGATGAGCAAAAGCCGACCTATAATTATAGTTGAAGATTATGCAGGTAATTTCAAATTAGTAGGTGGTGAGAATGGAATGGACGTAGTTGCAACAGCCGTAAGCGGTTCAGCGATGGGTGAAAATAACGGGTACAACATCGAAGCAACGGGCAAAGAAACCCGACCAGCATTGTTTGTAGACCCGACAATTATAGGTGATGATACCAACACAAGTATTGTTACCAACCCTTAATACTTTTGATTTGTTTACCATTAATTAAGCCCTGCTAATGTGGGGCTTTTTTATTATGTTAAAATTCATAAAATTATATTATATTTGCTAATATGAAGATTTTAAGAACATCAGAAAATAAAATACTTTTTTTTGGTAGGCAAGGTTTTAACAATCAGACGGTAAGCGTGTTGATTCGTGATGAGCAAAGCAACAAAGAAGTGGTTAATGAAGACTTAAATTTGCAAGTCGAGGGGATTTACAACTTTGTTGAGCCTACCTTGGACTTAAATGAGGGTCAATATTATGAGCTTGTAATAAGTAAGGATGATGTTGTAATTTACAGAAACAAGATTTTTGTAACGGACTCCGACTACTCATTTAATGCTGGAAAATACGAAACAAATTTAACTGATAACGAATATATTACATTATGATTGAAGTCTTACAACTCGACAAATACACAAGCCCAGATATTGAAGAAAACAAGCGAAACGGATATGTGGAATACGGAGAAGATAATAATTATTTTCAATATCTTATAGATAGATACAAGAATAGCACAACAAACAACGCTATAATAAACGGACTTGTTTTAATGATGTTTGGCAAAGGCTTAAAGGCAAAGTCAGCGTCAAACAAAGCCGACCAATGGGCGCAAGTCAAGTCATTAATTAGCGATGAATGTATGCGTAAGCTATTTTTAGATAAGAAGATATTAGGAATGGCAGCGATACAAGTCACCAAAAACAATGGTAAGATAACAAACCTTACCCACTTCCCGATGCACACGCTTAGACCAGAGGTCAAGGACAAAAATGGGGAGATAAAAAATTGGTATTACCACCCGAATTGGGAAGATAAAAAAACAAGTGATGAGCCTGAACTATTTAAGGCTTATACGCAAGATAGCAAAACAGGAAACGAGATATTTATATGGGGCAAGTACAGTCCAGGAAATGAATATTTTACTCCGCCAGATTACGAAGGCGCGCTACCTTATGCCGTATTAGAGCAAGAAATAAGTCAATACTTGATTAATAACGTAAAGAACAGGTTCAGCTCAACAAAGGTTGTCAATGTATATGGAAACATACCAGACGACAATCAAAGACGACTATATACAGACCAGATAAAACAACGCCTTACAGGTTCAGAGGGCGATATGGTAATTGTTAATTTTAGCGAGAATGAGGAAGGAAAAACAGAGGTTGAAGACATCCCGTTGGACAATGCGCCAAACTTATATGAATACCTTTCTAAAGAATGCTTTGAAAAACTAATTGCAGGACATCGAATTACATCGCCTATGTTATTAGGTATTAGAGCTGGCAATAATGGATTAGGAAACAATGCAGATGAAATAGAAACCGCTACAAACTTACTACTACAAACCAACGTTGCACAATACCAGCAAGAGTTGGCAAGTATAATTGAGCAATTAGTAAGCGTAAATGGAATAGCTTTACAATTATATTTTGAAAACGTAGGGACCAAAGACATCGCACCCGAAACAGAAGATAAGGCTATTAATTTAGCCAATGAAATTTATGAAGGCAAGATTGCTGATGACCTTATAGCATGCGGTGAGGATGAATTGCAAGGCTATGAATTGATAGACGATTGCGAAGTTGATTACGAGCGTGAAGAGGAGATGGACGCAAAAGTATTGGAAGCAGAAGAGGCGTTAAGAGAAAAAAGTTTTTTAGAAAAAATAGGGCTTGCACGGACAGGAACGGCAAGACCGAACGCAAAGAGCAAACAGGATAAAACAGTTGACGGCTTCAATTACAAGGTAAGGTATAAATATAATCCTGAAACTACGAGCGCAAACAGCCGTGAATTTTGTAAAAAAATGACAAGCGCAGGAAAAATATACAGAAAAGAGGACATAATACGTATGGGTGGAATACCTGTAAACAGAGGTTTTGGAGAAGGTGGAAGTTCTACCTATTCTATATGGAAATACAAAGGTGGAGCGAGATGCCATCACAAATGGCGCAGGTTGACGTTCAGGAAACAGGGGTCAATAGATGTTAAATCGCCGTTAGCGCCAAGAGTAAGCACAAACCAAGCGGAGCGAGAAGGTTATAGAATTAGAAACCCGAGAGAGGTGGCAATGAAACCAAAAGATATGGCACGTAAAGGGTTCAGCCCGAATAATAGAAACCTACCAAAAGACGCACGATGAAAGTATTATTTGCAAGCACACAGGACGTTAAGAGATATTCAGCACTACAGGGTTCGATAGATGCTGATAAGTTCATTACGCACATTGAAATAGCGCAAAAAAAGCACGTTGAGCCAGTATTGGGTACGGACTTATTTGAGCGAATAGAAACCGAGGTGAATGCTGGAAGTATATCGGCTGACATTGACAACTTAATCAAGGAATACATCAAACCGATTACTATTAATTACACGCTTGTTGAATACCTTAGAATTGCACCTTATGAGTTCACTAATAAGGGTATAATGAAACCAACGAGTGAAAATTCAAGCCAAGCAGGCACAGAGGAAGTTGAAAGCCTTATACAGCATTATAGAAACACAGCCGAAACTTATGTGGAGCGTTTTCAAAACTTTATGGTCTATAATCAAGATAAGTTTCCAGAGTGGAATACAAACAGTGAAGATGACTTATATCCGAACCATCAAGAGCCGTTTCACGGTTGGCAATTAGATTAAATGATTATGAATAACATGGAATCATACAAAGTCGGAGCTATAAACGCTGTTGCAATGCTGGCAAGTTTTACAGGGATTGAAGATTTTCTAAAAATAACGTTGCTTTTAGTGTCAATAATTTACACTATTTTAAAGATAATAGAGATAATTAAAAAAAATAAGGATAAAAAAAATGAAACTAACTGATAACTTTTGGCTTTCAGAGTTTGAAAGTAATGATGGCGCAGAGATGCCTGAAAATGTTTTTGAAAATATAAACATGAGGACAGATGCTTATGGGAATATTATTGCTGAAGTATCGGGGTTGGGTATTTCAATAAAAAAAAATGGCAGTCTTGGTAATATTTCTAGAAAATCAAACACAGGTCTTATATCCAAAAATTTAATATTAATAAATAATTTTATAGTTTCTAACCGAGAGCTTTTTTCTAAAAGTGATAGATTTTTTTCCTGTTTTTTAATAGATTGCACCTCTACCAGTAAGGGATTAGTTATTTATAGTTTTAACGATTCTGTATTTAAAAATTTTGGATATACAATTAATACAGGTAGTAAC